TGCCGTATACAAAATAATTTACGTCTTGATTCTTTTTCATTATATTATCGCCCAACATGGTAAGAAAATGTTTTGCGTGGTCTTTGGATGGGAACCATGCAGGGTGTAGAACCTTTAGAACAGCTTGAATAGTAGCGGAATTGGGTACAGACTGAAGGAGATTTCTCTCTTTGATTTGTTTTATAATGTTGTTTTTGGTTTTGTATTTCCAATCCTGAAGAACTCTATCTTGAGAGATAGTTGTAAGCAATTTATGCAAAATGTCATCCTCCTTCACGACATTGTAATGGTTGCAATCGTATTCATAAAAGCAATTATTATGAGCAAGATAGAAGTAATTATTCTTGCTGAGAAAAACCTGAATAAAGATTTGCTGTTCGTGGGTTAGCGTATTTGTGCGAACGATGCGCTTCTCGCGATTTTGCTCTTCATTTTGTAAAGTTGCCTCCAAAGATGTATTAATATGAGCGTCTATTCGCTGTAGCATGTAGGGATTTCCCTCGTATTTTTTACACAAGTTTTTGATTGTCTCGATGCATTTTTCTTCCATCGTGTATCATATACATAGCAAACACTTTTTATATTGTTGTTCAATAGTCTATAGCGCATTTAGGCGATATATTTCCGCGCGCAGCGTTTACATCTTTTCAAAATTGAGATGCCAAAATATTATAGAAATATTATATATTTCAATATTATATATGCCGTTTATTAGGAATTATAATGGAGCTATGAAAATATTGTCGTCAATAGGCAAAGGAACGTGTAATAAAACTTGTAAAACAAGTTGGATACGTAATATAAAATATGCATTAAAAACCAAAACGAATCCTTTAGCATTAAACAAAACACAACGTAAAATGATAACTGAAAAAATTAAAAATGTTTCTGGTAAAAATGCTATAAACCAACACAGCAAAACACTAAAAAAATATCAAAATAGAAAATCGCCACCATATCCAGCAAACGAAAATTGTAATAAAACAATGGTTGGCAATGATGGACAAAATTATATATCTAAACCAAATAAAAATAATATTTGTTCTTGGAAAAAAGTATAATCTGCGTTTGAAATGTAAAAATGTGTAAATCTTTAGAAACGATTTAAAGATTTGCGTAAAATAACTCATAATGAGCAATTACGCGTTAAATTCCTCGACAACCAACAATGTGTTAACTATCAAGACCGTGCAAATCGCCCCGTTTCGTACTTTAATGACCGCGCTAAAGGACATTTTATTGGAGACAAATATCTGTTTTCAGCCCGATGGCATTCGTATCATCAACATGGACAAGTCTCATACTATTTTAGCGCATTTGTTTTTGGACGCCCACAACTTTGAGTTCTATGAATGCAAGAAGGAGAAGATCATTATTGGTGTTAATATGTTTCACTTGTTCAAGTTGATTAATTCTATTGATAACGACGATACCTTGACGATTTACATTGAGAACGCCGATTATGTGGATGGAATCGTTTCTCATTTAGCCTTAAAGTTTGAGAATGGAGAGATTAAGCAATGTAAGACGCAAAAGCTACGTCTCATTGAGCCCGAGTTGGACGAGTTGGAATACCCTGACGTCAAGTTTTCCTCGGTCATCAACTTGCCTTCTGCCGATTTTCAGAAGATTATTCGCGACTTGTCTTGCATTTCGGACAAGTTGGAGATCAAGTCTGTTGGCAATGAGCTTATCTTCAAGTGCTCCGGCCAGTTCGCAAGTGCAGAAATCCACCGCGCCGAGTCCGATGGAAGCATGGGTTTTGTTTTGAAGCAGGACTCTAGCAAGATTATCCAAGGCGAATTCTCTTTGAAAAATCTCGGTTATTTCATCAAGTGCACCAACTTGTGCTCTCAAATTGAAATCTATTTGGAGAATGACCTGCCGCTTGTTGTGAAGTACGATGTCGCGTCCCTCGGTTCAATTCGTCTCTGCTTGGCACCCCTTCCCACTGCATAATATCGTGAGGGGTAATACAAAATAAATAACAATAAATATTACATTTTATTTTTCAACAAATGTAATATTTTATTTTGGGATATTTGTGTTTTGTGTTTAGCATGTATTTACTAATTGACGTGCCATGTTATTTGATATCTTGTCAACATCTTCATATACAGCATTATCATTTTCTCCTAATATTTTCATGTTGGAATATTGTATTAAAAAATCAATTGAACAAGACTCTACTAAGAGGCCATTTGCATATATGCCGTAATTCATACATATGTCGTGGTGGTCTAGGGCAACGTGATAGATATTCATAAAGCCTTCCTTGTTGAACGGCTCGGTCTTTTCATCCGCACAAGCGATTAAACGAAAATGGTTGTCCGTTACATATATATTTCCATTAACCGCCTTTGTGTTTTCCCACTGATCGTTCGTCATCCAAGGAACCAATATTGAATGACATCCTGTTATATACAAGTCTTCAAACAATGTGGGGTATTTCTCTCTTGAGCATTTGTATAAACGATTTGCAACCCGATAATCATTTCCTGGATTGTATAATTTAGTTGTACCCATCATGCAAACTGGCGTGTATCCATTATAAATGGTCTTGACTAAATCACCCTTTTGTAGACTTTCCACAGGACGATATACTTCCTTGTTATTTTCAAAACATAAGATTTTAGTTCCTTCAAGAAAACATGGATATGGTGGTGGTGGTGGTGGTTGTAAATCTACTTGCACATCCACATTTGGTGAAGATATTGCACCTAAAGCATCCTGTATCACAACACTAAAAGCATTCGTTACTCCAGGTGCATTTGTTGGTGGTGTCCAGTATGCGTTATTGTTAGCATTAATTGTTTTATTTGTAGATGCATTCCAAGACGTTGCTGTTCCTTGAGTTGTACCAATCGATAATGAACCGCTTGTTATTGAATTTATAATAAATACATATGGTGTGTTATCCACAACTTCATTCCCATTTGTTGCTAAGTTCGTATATGAAATTGCAGATAATGTATTTTGAATACCGGTAAAAGGAGATATTGAAGTTAATGTTGGAAATGTCATACTAGATATGGAAGTAAAGAATGGTGCAATAACGGACGAATTTGTGACATTTGAATAATACCTTCCTACACTCGGTGATTTAATGCTTGAAAATGCATTGACATCAATAGTACTAGGTAAAAGAGGTGTTCCCGCAAAATAAACTAGATTTAACCTTGAGCAACCAGTAAACGCAAAAGGTCCAATACTTGTTACATACTTGGGGATAATAACTGAAGTCAAATTTGTGCATAATCGAACCACATCCTGTAAAATACTTGTGAATAACTCATTTGTCGGCAGCGTAAGAGAAGCCAACAATGTGCAATTATAAAACGCACCAGTTCCAATACTTGTTACGGAATTTGGTATAGTCAGAGAAGTTAACTTTGAACAACTATGAAACACGCTAGCTCCAATACTTGTTATGGAACTGGGAATAGTTATAGAAGTCAAATTTGAGCATAACAAGAAGGTGCTATTTGATAAAAATGTGAACGACGCGTTTGTCGGTAGTGTAACAGAAGTCAACGATGTACAAGCATTAAACGTGGAACCTAGAATTATTGATACCGAATCTGGTATAGTTACAGAAGTTAATGCAGTGCATTGAGCAAACGATTGACCCGCGCCGACCCCCCCAATACTTGTAACAGAACTGGGTATAGTTACAGAGTTCAACGTTGTGGAACCCTGAAACGCAGAATCTCCAATACTTGTGATGTTATAAGTATTACCATCAGGATTTATTGTACTTTGAATATTTGCAGTCACTATGCCAGCTACAAATCCAGTTGCGGATGCAGATGGATTACCAACAGTATATGTATAAATGATACTATTCAATGTATAAGTAGGCATATATATATATATATATATATTAATATTTGTATAAATAACACAAATTTATGTTCCCACAACCCACATTGCATTTTTACGATATTTTACTCCAAATCCTTTTTCAAGAAATCAAAATTGGACATTTATAAATGTCCAATTTTGAATATCCTAAAATACTTTTGAGAATTCGATGTTTTGTTAGCATAATGAAAAATTAGCGTCTCGTGTCCGAAAAAAAATAAAAAAATTTGTGATGCTAATTTTTTTATTTTTTGGCGCGGTTTTATTTAGCAACTTTTATCTTCGTCTATTATACGAAGACATGACGAACAAAATTCAACTAAAAGTTGCAGAGAATTTATGTTGTAAAGATTGCGACTATATTACCGATAGAAAATGGTGCTACGATAAACATATTTTGACTGCAAAACATAAAATACGAACAAATACGAACAATTTGCAACATTTGGTTGTTGATATGAACGACCCCAAAGAATATACCTGTGATTGTGGTAAGCAATATATGCACGCGTCCTCCTTGTGGAACCATAAACAAAAATGCACCGGCAAAAACGCACAAATTGAAGAACATGTCCCATCACAAGACGATATTCAATTACCAACTATTCCGACAAATATAATTATGGAATTAATCAAGCAAAATCAAGAATTCAAGCAGCTTGTCGTGGACCAAAACAAGCAATTATATGAAAAACACGAGGAGAATATAGATTTGCAGAAACAATTGTTAGAGGTCGCAAAACATAGTCAAATCAACAATACTATCAATAATACCAACACAAATAGCCACAACAAGACGTTCAATCTCCAATTCTTCTTGAACGAGACCTGCAAAGATGCCATGAATATGAAGGACTTCATCAAATCG